GTAATTGGGTTTGTAATTGTAATTCTGTAAGGATAGCCTGATTTAGACTATCACTCACCATGGCTGCCCCTGTAACCACCCGTAATAGTTTGTCTATTTTATTAGAAGTTTCTTCAGTTGACGTTCCGCGGCTACCCGATGCAATATTTTGTAGTAATTGGGTTTGTAATTGTAATTCTGTAAGGATAGCCTGATTTAGACTATCACTCACCATGGCTGCCCCTGTAACCACCCGTAATAGTTTGTCTATTTTATTAGAAGTTTCTTCAGTTGACGTTTGAATCTTTAATAAAGGATTCATAAGGTCTTTGAGTTGTACTGCGGCCATTCATATTTTATATTTTTGGCATCTTAATAGATGGCATAGATGGCATTTTTGGAGTACTAGCACCTTTCATTAAATTACGAGTACTGTTACCTAAGTCATCCATATTGTATTTATCCATCTCAGCGTTATGAGAATTTTTTTCTTTATCATTACGCTCTTTTAAAATATCATTATAAATCGAAACCGTATATTCTAATTCATAATAGGGAAGCTTATCCAGCTCACTTGGCTGGACATGTAGCTTCTCCATTAATATAACTCTGGCTTTAAAGAAGCTCAGAGTCGAGATCGTAAATAACGAATAAACTTTTGATCCCGCCGGGAAACGTCAAGGGAACGGTGACCCCAGCACCGCAAGTATTACATGGATATGCCATTTCTGGTTTTACTCCAATTTTCATATTTTCTGCCATTCGATAGGCAATACTATATTTCACAGTGTCCCAACCCTGTAAATTTGTCATTTCTGAAAAGATTTGCTTATCAGAAAGACCTCTCCATTCACGGTTAATATAGGGTATAATTGATATTAATGACTTATCCCAGTTAGCACCCTCCTCTTCTTTTTTACGACCGTAGTCTGAAATTGCCCGCATTACACCAATTGTAGGTGGTGCCATATTTATTACACCATAATTTTTAGTTTGAATCGAATACGACCTTGTTTCAGCATCGTAATATCTCTCCACACTTTCGTCAGGATGATGAAATTGTAAGTTTTGTGTTTTTAATTCCATACTAGATTGAGCTTCACATCCCGCTGTACCACATGATTTTTTGGTTGGCATCATTAATTTATATTCACCATCTTTAAATGTAAGCTCTCTAATACTTAAAATAATATAAATACGATCCTCTTCTAGTAAATCTTTATAAGATCCCCGCTGTTGGCCATATCTTACTTTAGAGCATGATGCTAAAATATTATTTAAGCGATCATCAGCATCTTTAAGATTGGTTTCATCAAGCATAGAAAAATCACGAATTTCACCAACCCTAGCTGCTCTGATATGAATTTCAAAATCTTCTCGATAAAATCTACCAGCTGATGGTAATACATTTAAGTCAAGTTCAATGTAACCAGTAAGCTCATTTAACCTTTTTATTTCAGGATCATCTAAATCTACTTTTTTCATTCTACTAGGATCAACCGTTCCTAGGTCTGTTACTTTTTCAGTACCTTCGGTGGTTGCTTCAAATTCTTTTTTAATATCGTCTTCGTATGCCATTTTATTTAATTTTGAATTGATTTTCGGTTTTAGTTTCTTCTACTATATGCTGTAAAATAAGTTCTCTTACATATTTAGAAATAGATACGGGATCTTTCCCATGCTGCATTGCTTTTTCAATTATAATTTCATTTAATTGAGATTCATGTTCAGGTGTAATTAAAACTTGTAATTTACGTGTAAGTTTTTTCTTTGCTGGTATTAATTCTTCAATACTTTCATTATATCCATGTAATGGTACATCTGCATTATATTTACGAATCCAATGCTCTAACCGACCCATTATTTTTAAAAGGTCTGTTTCATCATCAAAGCGCTGTAATACTTCACGCTTAAACATACCCCGTCCAAAATCCCTTAATGCTCTGGTAATATATTTTCCAGATCCCATAAAATTAGAATTATCATTTACTGAATATCCAACATATACTTTATTGTTTTCCAAGTGAGTTACTTTAAATATGATCATTGATTATAGATTATGTATTATATATCCAAGTGTAAAGCAAAAAAAATACCCCGAAGGGTATTTTTAACATAGATTTTTAAGGTTTATCCACCTACATTTTCCTCTACAAAATTATCACAACGGTAAACCATAGTTAATTCCGCCGGATCATTGGTTTCATAACTTAATTCATCTAGAAAATCTGGTTGTCCAGTTGGAAATATGTCTTTAACAGTAATTTTACGGAATATAGAACCCGCTCTATCATATTGAACAATAATGCCACTTCCAGTATAATCTTTTTTAAGTCCCATTTCACCGGTCAATGGATCATAAATCAATTTATACCAATTTCTCATGGTATTATAAATGAAGTTTTCGTTAGCATCATTTAAGTTTAATGTAAAATTAACAGTAAGATCAACAAAAGTCTGTGTTGGCATTCCAGCAAAACTGCGATCTGCAAACTTGTACTTCTGTCCAACTGTTTCTACAGCTGGATTCAAATTGTTAAGTCCACCAATAGACTTTACATGTTCAAGTATCATTGCAGTATCGGCACCTAAAGGTGAAAATAATGTAACCTCAAATAAACTTGGGTATATTGGCTCAAACTTGTTATTGCTTGTGCGACTTTGTGTGTAGTGTGGTAGGGCCATATCCTATCTTCTTTTTTTATTTATTTTTCTTATTGAAAGTTTCCTGTACTAATTGCTCCAGTTTTAAGGATTGTAGTTCGTTGTACTAGAACTTCCATTCCACGAACTGGTTCAATATATGTATCGATAATTCCAATATTTTGATCAATTACCTCAGGTGTATTATTACTTTCGTCCATTATATTCCTAAAATCATAAACACCGTCATCATCCTGTACTGTACCCAAGAAATTATCAGCAAGTGTTTTGATTTCTAGTCTAGTTTGAGCTGTATTAAATTCAAATAAATAGTTTTTCAAAATTGCTTCGATACCATCTTGGATGTATATAACAACTTCTCTAACATTAATTGAACTTAGAGCAGACTTGGGGTTTTGCTGTGCAGTTTTATTTGCAAAGATGGTAGGACCTGTTCCAGTTTGGAATACGATTGGATTAATTCCAAAAGGTTCTAAATAACCTTGATCATCACCGTCTAAGTTAATTTCTAGACCGACAACACCAGCACCACCAACTACGCCACGGCGTACACCAGCTACAAGTGACCATGGTAGTGCATTTTCATACTTAGCAATAAAGTTATTTGATACGTAAGATGCAGGCGGTACATTAATGTTTCTACCTAAATCACGTACTGTAATAAATGGGAAATAAAATCCACACCAACTTGAACCTTGCGTAATAGACGGTAATGAATACCGTACAGTTGGGTTCAGGCTTAGGTTTCCGCCAGTTGAAATAAACCGTGTAGAAAGTGCACCTGTTGCATCTTTAAAGCTGGGATTAATATTCCGTTTAAAGTCTTCAGCAGAAGGTGTATTTATAATTGCAAATGCATTTTTTCTAGATTGACAAAGTCGAGAGTAAATCGCTTTAGATCCGGACTCTATACCATTACCGAATGTATCTACAACATAACGGAAGTTTATTACTTCGCGATCAGTAAGTGCACTATATAGGTTAGTTCCATTTAAGGTTCCATTTAATATTGCATTTTGTCGATCATTAGTACCGTTAGGTATATGCTTACTTGGCAATAAATTAAATCCATCAAAAGTAAAGATGTTGAAATAATCAATCCAACTATCAATAGGGTAATAAAGTTCTACTTTCATAACAGATCCTACAGTATCAACTGATATTTCGGATTGACATGTTACTAATAAAGCAGTAATTCCAACAGGAACTGCGGAGTTAGTTGCATTTGTAACACCACCTTGAACTTCATTGATCCTTGTTAATCTAGAATGTCCACTTACAATACCTTCATCATGTACTAAGTAGTTTCCTACCATTATATCACCAGCATTTAATACTGTTGAATCAATCAACACTTGGTTAGGATAAAGACCTGAACCAGCAGTTTGTGAATCTGCAATAATATCAAAAGTGACATTATTTGCACCGTCTAATGATTGAATAGCAAGGCAGTTATCCGCGGCAACACTTCCATCCGTGTTAACAAAGGCAGCAGTTGGTGAAACAGCATTATACAAACTAAATTCAGCTATATTAGTAACTTCAGTAGTATATGCATCACTAGAATACGGTATTACTTCAACTGATGGTAAGTTATAAACAGGATCAGATATAGCTAATACATTTACATTACCCTGAGCTTCGTGGATGTAACCATAAGAAGCTGTATTAAATACCAACCATGCTGGATAATCGATAGGTGTAACTAGATCGCGATATACAGCAGTATCTCCATCAGTATAAATTCCGGTAGAGAAATTAGAATAAAGTGAACTAGATGGTCCACCCATAATTCGAGTATCAATATCTGTTGCTCCATCTGCTTTTTGAACTACTTGAGTAAGCCCAGTTGGATTAATATAATTAATAGTGTCACCTATTACAAATGCTAAATCAGCGGTTGTAATTCCAGTACCAGAAAATATAATGGAAATTGAACCTGCAGTTGCATTTACCCCAGTAACTGGAATATATGAAGTACCAAGCTTACTTTTTACAAAACTTCCAACTACAGTAGTTGTATTAGCTGTAAATGATGCAAGTGCATCATATAAAGTATCCCCTGATGTTTCAATGTAAGTTAATTCTATCTCACCAGTAGTTAATTCAGTTGCACTTATAGATGCACCTGTATCGATGTCAACAGATAAAATAGTATTAAAATTTTGACATTCTGGAAAATCTGCAGCGATTGGTCCTTCATAAGAAAGGAAGTTTACTGTATCATATTGTTGCTTTTCGATGTCGTGGCCGATTAAATCAATACCTCCCATAACACCGTCAATTAAAACATCTCCACTGAATAGGTCTTGATTAACAGCACAGAACATTCCAGTAGATGCCGTATCAGCATTTACCAAAGTTTCTATAAACAAATTATTACCCAGTTGATCAATAAAATCTGGAATAAGACATGCTGTATATTGTGCAAACAAGTTAACTTCTGATTCATTAAAGAATTCTTCTAAGTAAGTATCAGTTGTATCAGTTGCGCTTCGCTTTCTCTTAACACCTCTGTTTTTATCAAAATATTCTTGGTAAATTGGATCTGCTAAAAATCTTTCGTATGGATTTGCAGCTCCAAATTCTCCACCAAAGTTACCTTGTATAAAGAATACATCAACCATAAAATCAGAAATAAGACTATCTTTATCTAAGAATCCAGGTACGTTTGCAGATCCATACCACTCTTCAACTGTTACGTTGAATCCGGATACATTAGCTGCGGCAGCTTTACGGATGATAACAGATGTAGGACTTTGTCCAAGATTGGTAAAATCTACAATATTATTAGTATCAATTCTAGATGAATTAAAGGTATCATCTGCACCAGCAAGAGTAAGGAAAGATTCATCTTCTGGAAACCAGAACTTATCTTTATTATAGAATCCTGAGTATTCTCCAAGTTGTGCAACATTATCGTTATCATTGAGTGTCATTGCAGCCGCTGAAAACTTTCTATATTGAACTTTGTCATTATCATCTAATGAAAGTAGATTTAATGCAAGAATTGGCCCTCTTTCGAGAGCAGTAAGACAGCTTCTATGGAAGTAAGAATCTTTACGTTCAAGATTACGATCTATGTCGCCATATACTTGTCTGAAAAATGAACTATTTGGAACAAATACCGGAGTATTAAAGGGTCCAGTTTTAGAAAATCCTACTACCAATCTGATTTGATTGGCAGGGATACTAACTACTTGTGACTTATCAAATTCAAAACGATAAGTCCCAGAAGCTTTAATGGACGCGATTTTTGGATCAATTGCCATGATTTAGATTATTTTTTTTGTTTTGTTTGATTTATATATCTAAGCCCTTGTAAGAAATTAAACTAAATCATAAATGTCATAATTAAGATTACCACCTTTCAGATCTCTCTCCAAAATATTTTCGATTTGTGTTTGAATATCAGTATCTACTAAGTCAAATAATTCTTCTACATATTCAGTAAAGTCAATAGTATTTAAAAATTCACTACTATTAATAGAACTCATAATTAAATCATCATTTCCAGATTGTCCCGCATAACTACCATTAGGCAATTTTCCAAATGTTGTAGATTCGAGTATAGTATCACTATCAGTAATCATAATACGATTCTGGGCAACAGCTTTTTTAAAGTTTTGGCAAATTATAGGTTTATTATCTGATTTTAGTTTTAATCCATACGATGGAGTTCTAGCATCTATTCTATGTTTAAACTTAGATATACATTCTTCATCAAATTCATTCCTTTGGGGAAAAATAGTTTCTAGTCGTTTCATTAGTTCTGATCCGAATGTATTCCATTCTATTAGCATTTTCATATTTTCAGGATTAAAAATATCAAAGCCTAATACATATAATATTTTGGCAAAATCTTCTATTGGATGTTCATTGCTCCGAAATCGTCCTATTTGCTTTAATCCAAAAAAATCAACCATACTACCAGGTGAAATAACTTTCTTAAAATTAGATGGATCCATATTAATTATTTGAAAAATATTAATTACAGAATAATCACCACCATTACCCTCAGCAATATCAACAGAAAATAACCAATAATTATGCTCACCTTTAGTTTCTTCTATATCAAAGTCAGGATGCCATAAAAGATCTTTATAATTTATTGATTCATAGTCTATCTCTACTATTTCATGATGCACATAATTAAGTTGATCTTGTTGTAATTTTTTTAAACTACCTGGATCTAATAATAAAGAGGAGCTAGCAATAAATTGATTACCATATTGTCTATTAAATGCCTCTTCACTTCCCAAATTCATTATTTCCCGCCGCATCCAATCATCATCACGACCAGGTACATCCCACCAATCTATTCTAAATGGTTTATACTCACTATCACCTCGTTCGGCTGCTGTATAAATTTCCCAAAACTTATTAAATCCCCAGGGTGTACTAGTAATAATTACTTTAGAATTTTTAGATGCAGAAACAGTAGGATATGCATTTTCATAAAAAGTATTAATAAATTGATGAGGTATGTGAGCAAACTCATCCATAAATAATAAATGAATAGTAAAGCCAATCGCTGCTTTTTTGGTTGTAGTTTGTCCAATAATTCTACAACCATTATCAAATTTTGAATTAAATACATCGTATTTTAAAATACCAGGCTTTAAAAAAAATGGTAAATTTTCTAAAATTACTTTACCCTTATCTAAAATTTCTGTTGTAGTACTTCCTTTGTTAGAAAGAACTAATGCATTTTTATCAAAATTAAAAAGAACGTACCATGCAATAAAAATTGAAGAGCAAATAGTTTTTCCTACCTGTCTACTTGCTAAACAAATATTAAATCTCTCTGCCTGAAATTGCCTAAGCATTGTTTCTTGATATGCACGCAAATCAATTGTCTGCAGCCCATCATCAGTCATAACAGTACAATGGGTATTTGCAAAATATACAATGTCATTTGCACATTTTTTAATTTCCCTTAATTCTTCTTTGGTATATTCAAAAACTAAATTGCCCTTACGTAATGCAAGATTACCCCCATGAAATGGATTAGTTTTGGGTTTGTAGCCATCTTCCATAGCTACTATTAAATCATTTACTTTTTTACTAGTCCATGCAAAATTTTGTTCAGCCTCTTTTACTTGTAGTTCAAAGCCAGCTGATTCCGGTCTAGGTCTTGCCATAAATTAATTTATTTTTGCCATAATCCAGTCTTCATGAATCATGTCTAAATCTTCATCATTAAATTTAACAGGAGTACCACGCCCTATATTACGTATTATTTTATTTCCTGGTTTTAATGTACTATTATCACATGCTAAAACAACTTCAGCTATACGATTCCACTTTTCTTTTGGTAAAAGTAAACCCGATGATGTTTTTTGCTGTATACGTATTTCACGTACTAGTAAATAGCTATTCTTCATTTTCATCATCATCCTCTTTAGTATCTACTTCTATTTCGTCTTCTAAGTTTTGTAATGCTTTCATTAAATCTTTAGTACCCCTTGATCGAAGGCCACTATTACTACTGCCATCAGATTTTTCTGTATTATAATTTTTATAAATGTCAATATCTCGTGCCATTTTTTTAGCATTCTCTTCAACTGCCATCATATACATTGTCTGACTTTTAATAATTTCTAACATAGTCCGTTGCATATCACTCAATACTTCAAACATTCTAGGTGTTACTTCACCTTCACCGATAGCGTTCATTAATGCATTAATTGCAGTTTCACTATTTTCCATTTGTCGAATTAACATGCTTAGTGCAGATTTATCTAATTCTGATTTAGCTTGAATATATTCTTCCTGTTCTATAATTTCTTCACTTAAATATAACTTAAGTAAATTATCCAATACACGAGTAGCTTTTGTTTTTGCTATTTGTAATTGAGTATTATTAGATTGTGCAGGTAATCTATTAATTGGAGCGGCTTCATCTAAACCAGGCACTTCATCGGGTAAATCATACCCTAATAATTCATCTAGGCTATGCCTAAGTTCCTCCTTAGTTTCATCTTTCATGTAAAATATATTATATACTATATATCCAGATTACTTCGAGGATATTGATCGCGAATTGAAAACCAAATAATCAATACGATCACCACTAGGTAATATTACACCATCATAACCATCTCTTATTAATTCCCCGACCGAGTATTTTTCATACTCATCCCAACCTGCTGGGTTTTTTAAAGTAATATAGCGAGTCATAATATACTTACCGCCGGCTGCACCTACACCTTTGTTTTTAGCTGCACTATAATTATCAGTAAACCAAAAACCGTCCCATGCATGATCTAATGAAAATGTATCAAATTTATCATCAGTTGCATGATAAACTTTAAGATTTTTTACATTCTTACTTTCAAATATTTTAAATGAATTTATGTATTTCATTTTATTTTATGCATTCCACCAATTTTCTTTTGCGTCTTCAATATTATTTAATCTGTTTTCAATTGATGTATATTTACCCTCATTGAATTCTTCAAATAGCTTTATATAATTCATTACCTTGGATTAGTTACTCTCGGACAAAGCAATTCAGGACTAGCATTATCTATCATTTCAGTTAAATGTGTATCCTTTACTACATATTGGCTTAACACAAGTTCTTGTTGTTCTTGTTCAATTGGAGTATTCCATACTCTTAAATTAGTAAAATCTGATTTACATGCCATAAGTTTCCAAGCATGATCATTCGATATGGAACTTTCGGATACAGTATTAGTTTGCTCAAATGCAAGTTGTAATTCGGCAGTTTGTGCTGGATTAATTGCACCAGTTTGTTCAGCTCTATTATAAATGAAAAGACTTAATTGTCTTGCTTCATTATTAACATTAATAACAAATGAATACCATTCATTAGCTAATAGTTGAAGTGATTGAGAACTTAAATCAAATTTATGATCGGTTCCATTAATATTAACTATAAACCAATTAAGAGTTTGTGTTATGCTAAATAAACGATCCGATGATGAATCATATACTAATGGTGTATTTGATGCTTCTTTATAAAATCTAGAAGTTCCAATTAGCCCAGAATCGATATACGGTGTCGCTAATGTAATATTAGTGGTACTTATAGCAAGAACTCTGTGTATTCCATTATAAGATGCAGTACCGGATATTACAATCCAGTCGCCTATGCTTATCGTCTGCCTAGGATCCGTTGGTAGTCCTGCTGTTTCAATTCTAGCATTTCCACCAAAATCGCTTATTCCTGTTATTAGTATGTTTTGACCTGTTGGATTTTGATACTTAGGTCTAAACCATGCAGTAAATGCACGGCTATCTGCGGTAGTCCAGCCTGTTTTATATCTGTATTCAAGAGTTTCTTGTCCTTCAGTCATCGACGAAAGATTATAATGATATTTAGAAATTATAGTCCATCTGTTGTAAACATTTTCTTCCTTAATTAATAATTTTTTATCTAATATACGACGTACATAGTCATTTGCTAATGTTCCAATAGTATTGTATTGATTTGGTTTACGAACATCTCGAAATTCTTCTTCTCGTTCTTTTCCAAACTCTTCTTCTACACTAGTTATTAAATCCTGTGTTTCTTCCTCAATATTTTTATCTGGAAATAATACAGCAGTTCTTTGTTGATATGTAACTAAACTTACTCGCCAATATGATCCACTATATAAAAAGTCATCGGCTTCAGCTATTGCATCAACTTCATACATTTTATTTAGGTATTGCTCAAAATAAAGATAGTCTCGCATCATTGGTTTTGTACCAACACCAAATACCCTTTCAAATGCTGACTTTACTATATGAATTTCAAATTGTACAGGAAAATCCATCATCATAGGATTAAACTGAATTTCCCTGGTTGGAAGTTCATTGTCAGGTACAAGTATTTTTACCTCACCAGTAGCTATAACATCAAAAAGAGTATATTCTTTTAATATTACATCTTTACTTCGTTGGTCTGCTGTAGTTTTGAAATATTTAACACAAAAGCCAAACATATCAGATACAACTGAACTCATTTGATTATAAGCCTGTGATGCTCTAGATAAGTCATATGGATTCCATGAACTACCACAACAATCTACTACTAAATTTTGAGCACCAGACATACATCCACTATCACCACATTCAAATTGAGGGATTTGACATATTATGCCACCAGTTGTAACTAATTCTAATGCTATAGATACAAATTCAAGAGTACAATCTCCGACTTGCTCATATTTATATTGGATCCAAAAAGGTTTGGTTGGATCTAACAAAAGATTCCTTAAATTATAATCATTAAGATCTACCCAATCTGAGTAGCTTACGCCATCAGTACCCCATCTAAATGTTTTAAGATAAAAACAACTAGTATCTTCGCCAATAGTCTCGTCAGTAAATCCTAATACTTCTACAACATCTTCATAAGGAAGTTGTAAAGATATTAGGATTGCATCACCATTCTCTGTAGTTTTAGTACCATCAACAGCCATTATGAATTAAGTTGTTTTATTTCATCATCATTGTTTTCGGCTCTAACACTTTCGCTTATTACATAAGAACCTACAAATGGAGTCAGTGCTGCAAAATAAGCACTTAACGCTATTAAATCATGCATATCTATAATACCCCATGTACCAACAGCAGACCATAATAAAATAGTAGCATAAGTTACCAATTCTCTTTTACTGGTTGGTCCACTCATAAAAATAGAGGTATCATTACTTTTACGGTAAGATTCGCCAAACATGTAACTCATAATAAATCCGGTTAATGATAAAAAATAAGCAGCAATATGATTAAAATCTGCTTCATATTTGAATCCTAATATTCCCATGAATATCCAAAGAAACATAACAATATAAGTCATGCATTCTCGTTTAGAATCACAACATCTTCTTAAAAAACTTTTCATAAGATATAAGACAATTTACTGTATATATCTAAGTAAATAAAAAAGTTAATTATTTAACGCCATTGACGTTATAGTAATATTCTATAAGTGGATCAGGCTCAGATTCTTGCCTAACAGATTCCTCGTATTTAAAATGTTCTAATTCACGCAAATGGTCTTCGTGCATGATTTGTTCATAGTTTTCAAGACTTCCGTATTCATAAATAATAGTAGCTAAATGTATTTCATTATTAATATCTTCAGTACTATACAAAATTGTTCAAATAATTTTACGTGTTTCATTGTATAAAATGTTTTTCAAATTATATATTCATTAATATGATGTATAATCAGTTTTAACCAAAAGCATAGGATTATCATTTTCTAGTTTAGGATCTATAATATCTAATATTTCTTTTGATTTATAATTACCTTCCATATCCATTAATACTAATGTTTCCATTAATACCAAAGCGGTCATATAAAAATAAGGTCGTCTATTTAAATATTTATTTTCCATTATACCAATTTCAATACACTTACGATTAAATTGATCTAAATCTTTACGTTCCATAAGTTGAGATAAATCAAATTGACCTTCTACAATATTAAATTGAAAGCTTACAAGTTCGCTATCATCGTATTTAATCAAACGAGTAAAATTCTTTGAAGTAGAAATCTTAAAGCTAATCCATTTTAGATTAGTTAATCTATTCATAATATCTACCAAAAAATATACACTATTAACATTAGCCTCTGTTGAATTTATAGACCATTTTTCAATTTCAGCTTTTAATCGAGGTGATGTATTTATAGCATCAATAAAATCATATACTGTTACCATATAATGATTTTTATTTTTATCTATAGAAAAATTAGTGCATTCTCGCTTTACTTTAGATATAATTTGGCTATCAATAGAATCAAATTTATATAAAATAAATTCTATATGTGATGGTATACTTAGTTCAAATGCGTCGGTCATCTGTAATTTGACTTTTTAATTTATCTATTACACTAATTACAGTTGACCTATCATATTTTAAAGCTTCATTAAATTCGCGCATACCAATTTCGTTTATTTGTAAATAAAAATCTAATGCTTGTTGGTCTGGTTCCCATTCTTTTTGTATTTTTTTCTTGGAAACTTTTGTGTAAATAAATCCAGGTACTCTATTGAATTTACTTGTAACCATGCGCCATGCTTCGGCTTGTCCTACTGGATCAGTCCTAAGCATATTAAAAAGCTGTGCTTGTGCCGGAAACTTAATAGACATAAATCTATTTAGCATAAAACTATTTTTAGATTTATCATAATTTTTAGTTTTATCCCATTGTACATCACTACCAAAAATTATTTTTATGTAATCGAATAACTTCATATTTATTTTAGAATAAATTACCTTTTTGTTTACGATCTGTGATAAAATTTAGACCATCATCACTATCTGTATCATCTTTAAAAATTGATGAATTTAACTTCATACTATTAGCTGATAAATATTCTGTATTTGCTAATATTTTTTTCATAGAAGTCATTTCATTCATTTTAGTATTCATTGAACTAATTCTAGATTCGATATGACCAAACATAGCTTCTAAAATACCATCTGGTATAGTTTTATTATTTAATATCATCAAATTAATATTGGTATTAATATTACTAATTATCTGATCTTGGCTCATATATTTTGCATTAACTACACGTATTAATATTTTAGCTAAATCATTAATATGTTCTGGTGAATGAAGATACATTGAATTTAATGCTCCGTGTTTTTTACGAAAATCTTCAACTACTAACAAAGCCTTACGTTCAGTTACACCATATGTTCTAGATTGACCCGATTTGCTATCTTTAGTATACCAATAAGCTGGAGCAACATTATCACCAGAATCACCAGTTAATACTTTAGTAAACATTACTTCAACTGGATCTACTTCAGTAACTGTAGATTTACCTTTAGTCGACATCAGATCAACTAATTGTTTAGATCGAGTACTTATTGATACACTAGATTTTAAAACTTCAAATATATCATTATTTGTATTTTCTTTTTTAATCCATTTATCATATCCAGGTGGAACATAAAGATTTTTGTGTACTGGTGAATACATTATACTATGTGCATCATTAGACTCATTTTTTGCTACTAATTGTAATAAATCTTTGTCACCTGTAAAGATTAACGTAGATTTACCATTAGCTAAGCACTCGGTGTTCCATGCATAAATTAAATCATCACCTTCCGCTCCATCTATTTGAGATATAACAACGCCATGTGACGCTAAAATATTTTTAAACTCACCTGTTGCTTTAGTAAAGTTATCCCAATTTAAATCTGAACTTTTTTTACGAGTACCCTTATAATCTGCATCAGGATAAAAGTCCTTTCGCCATGATCTAGAGTCTAATGTCCAAACTACATTATCAACAAATCCATCCGTTAACCTAAGTTGATATGCTAAATCAGTAGCTAATTTACGAACATACATTTCACGGTCTTTGTCAGTTCCTAATATTTCGGATCCCGTTTTACCAATTACATGTAAAGTTCTAAATAAAAAATAATTACCATCTATTATTAGTGTATATCCCATCTTATTTTTTAGCGTGTTCTACCATAATGTCCTGTTCCGCATCTCTCCATGATTCTGCAGTATTGCCGTTTTGTATAGCTACTTGATATACCTTTCTCATAATTTGACCTAGCGTATCATTATTTGGGAATTTTTTAATGGCCCAATCCATAAAAATTTTACTTAGTTTCATTCTTTTAATATTGATTGTAATTCATAAATACATCCTAACATAGAAATAACAGGATCAATTACATGTATACGCTGTGCTTGATATTTTGCAACAGTCACCACAATTTGTGGAATAAATGTAGTATAAGATTGTCTTTCTGTTTTAATAAACTCAATAAATTCAGCTCCTAATGATTGCAATACATTATCCGTATTATTAGAATAATTAGAGACCATATATTTATAATTTTCAACAGGATCTACATTATCTATTAATAAATCATAAACATCTTTATAAACAGAGCTGAATTTCTTTACATCTTCTACTGTTACTTGTTCTAGTCCTTGTGATTTAAATCCTTGCAATTGGTTTAACATATTTCGTAAATCTGGAAATTTACGTTTGGCTAATTCTACTGCAGCATATCTGTCTATATTAATATCTTCTTGTTTACAAATTTCTAATATTCTAACAATATATGCTTTAAGTATTTCATTTTCCTCGTCTTTACTAAAGTCAAAATCAATCATTTCAAATCTAGACTGTATAGGATCTGGTACTTTGTTTATATAATTGCAAGTAGCTACAAACCGCGCATTGACTGAAAACTGATCCATAGTTGCACGAAGTGCTTTGAAAAAGCCATCCGAAACACCATCAATCTCATCTAAAATAATAACTTTCATTTTACCAGGCTCATCCATAATACTTCGATTTGCACAGAAATCAGTAATTCTATTTCTAACAATATCGATACTAGTATCAGTAGAAGCATTGATATACATATAAGGATGATTAAAATGCTTTACAAGAGCCTTTGCTGCACTAGTTTTTCCAGTACCAGGGCTACCGTGTAAAAGTAAATGCTGGTATACACCCTTTTCTAATTTAGACCTTACTCTCTTAGGTGTAATTAAATCCTCAAGATTTTGAGGTCTATATTTTTCTGTAAGTAAAATGTTATTTATATTTTTCATGAGGATATTTAGTTGTTATATGAAAAAGCATTCATAAAGTTTAGATGAATAAATATGATATGATACCAAATAGAAAACCAAAAAGAGTAAAGATAAAACCGGCGTCATCATCTAATTCAAGAATACAAAAGTCTAATACAATTAGACGGCATGCCCGAAAATCATATTCTGCATCTACTACAGTAATACCTAAAAAAGTTAAGCCTTTGAGTATTAAAGAACAATCAAAACGACCTAAAGTATCTGCAGTACAACCAATTTTTCGTGGTAAGACGTGTTTTATAATAGGCGGTGGGCCATCTCTTTCTAAAATAGATTGGAACCGATTAGCCGGTAAAAATACTATTGCAATTAATAAAGCTTTTAAAAGTTACCCTAATGCCGATGTATTATATTGGACTGATAGCAGATTTTATTCTTGGTATAAAAATGAAATTGATCAATATAAAGGTATAAAATATGCAATAAGATTTAATGCTACTCAAAATGGAGAAGTTCAATTATTAAATAGAGGCATTAGATTCGGGTTAGAAACACGAGCTGACACATTAGCACATGGAAATAATAGTGGTTATGCCGCGATTAATTTAGCTTATCATTTAGGAGCTAACAAAATAGTTTTATTAGGATATGATATGGGAAATGTGGGTGGTAAAGGTCATTTCCATGAAGGTTATTCAGGTGCTCGGAAAACTAGTGATGAAATATATCAAAAGCAATTTATTCCAGGGTTTTCTTTTTTAGCTAATGAACTAAAAAAGAAAAATGTAGAAGTATGGAACGGTTGTTCTACAAGTAAACTTACAGTTTTTCCAAGAATCAGTTTAGAAAAAGCATTAAATATAAACTAGCGTCTAGTTTGCTTTTCGGTATAGTAATAATACCGTTGTTGATCATATTTTAATTGTAATCGACAATACTTAGTAAACTCTTTAGATGATTCTATTATACGCGAATCTATTACTTTATTAGTTTTGTTATGAGATTCTGAACACGTATCACATACAAAATTAGAAATAGATAAATTATCAGTTCGTGATTGTATAGGTATTTTACAAATAGCACAATTCCAATCTTCCCATTTAGAATCATCAATTACACATTCTAATGTAGTGAAATTATTTTGATATGGATTCCATGTAATAGATTCCTGGGTTTTACTTAATTCTTCCATATCTTCAGTACGAAAAATAATCTCGAATAATTGAGTATCACCTTTCATCCATTTAAAGTAATTGTTTTTCTTTAAAAGTTGTTGTTTGGTAATAGGTAAATTTTCTAGTAAAATTTCGTGTTTTCTAAATTTCTGTCCAGAATTACATTTAGTTACATTATAAAAAGATCTGCGACCTGGTTTCATTCACCATATAGTTTATCAGCTATTGGCTTTAATTTTTTTCTTAAAGCTTCTTCTTCTTTTTTAGATCTATCACGATCTTCTGTAGCCTGACTTATTTTATCTTTTATACTATTAACTTTTGATTCAGAAGATTTACCGGTATTAAGATTATCTTCGGCAACTTTAAGTTCTTTTTTAAGTTTATCTATATTTTCAGTTGCAGATTTTTGAATATTATCTTGATCTTTAATTTTAGATTCTAATTCATCAACTTGCTTATTTGCACTATCATCATTAGATTTATCGTCACTCTTATTATCTTTGGCACTATCTTTTAATTGTTGTTCTGTACTAGAAGCTGTAGTTTTCAGTTTTTTAAGTTTAGCCTTAAGTTCAGCTGTTTCTGTTGCATCAGCAGATTTAAGTGAAGTTTCGGCCGCAGAAATTTTAGCTTTAGTTCTTGCTAATTTAACAAGATTTTTGAGTGGTTCTGTTGTAGCTAAATCGTCCATTCGTTGTGAAACTGCGGTAGCTAAATCGGCCATGGCTTTCTTTTTTGCGGCTGTTGCTGCAGTTAATACTTCTTTTTGCTTAGGTTCTAATCCTTTTTGTTTTTTCTTTTCATATTCAATATCAGCTAATGCACTAGTTACAAGAGACTTCTGATATTTTTTAGCATTGTTTTTTATTTTTGCGTACTTAATAGGACTGCTTATAGCCGCTTTAAAACTTTCACAAATGCTATCTAAATCATCAGAAAATGTAATGTTTGCATTTTCTACCAATGAAAAATGTTCGAAGTTAAGGATAGGTTTCATAATATTGCTTATTTTATTATATATATCTTTAATAAAAAAAGGGACCCCAATGGGATCCCTTTTTAAAGAACTATTCTAATTTAAAAATTAGATGACATCAACACCAGTCAACTGAATGTCTAGTGTGTAGTACATAGTTTGTGGGTGGAAACCAGCTTCAACAAGTGCGAAACGTGTTTTAACCGCGATCTTAGGTGCCATAGTACCTTCAGCAATAGTCTCTACAGACTCAGCCATCAAGTAAGGCATGAAAACAAGACCTGGTGAGTTTCCGTCTCCCTTACGACCAATTGCGATCTTCAGGTCATTAAAGTCCCTGTTAGGATCAACATAAATAGTCACACCAGCAACTGCACCAATTGGGTAGAGTGATCCACCTGCTTGATTAACAGTATTTGATAGTGGGTAAGGAACGAATCCAGCTACATCTTGGATCGCAGTTGCCATCTTACCGCCAGTTACAGCGAAAGTAGCAGGTCCACGACGACCTCGAGTTGCGATCAAGTTACTACCAGCAAGAATCTTAGTAAGAATTCTTCGTTGTAAAGTACCTTGAGTTTCACCTCCAGATCCAACATTTACTGAAGTACCAGTTACCTGTCCAGCAACACCTACATTATCCAATCCTAGATTGAATGTTGCAGCAGCTCCTCCAGTTAAGTCGAATGCAGCAGAAAGAACAGTATCAGTAACGGCTTGAACTTGTACAGCATTAGTAACACCAAGACGGAAGATTCTGTCAAGGATAAGCTTGTTGATAGACTGAGTTAACTCATTTACCAATACAGCTTCTACTTGAGCAACAGCATCTA